AGGGGTCTGCAGTGGCAGAGTACGGACTTGGCCAAGCTTGCGCAACAACGTCGCCCTGCATTAACAATTAACAAGATTCTCTCCACGCTCAGCAACGTTATGGGTGAGCAGATCTTTAACCGCAGCGACACGACGTTTCAGCCAGCAGCGGGTGCGCCAACTGAGGTTGCTGAAGCCTTAACCAAAGTCTATCGGCAGATCTCTGACAGTAACCAGCTCGACTGGAAGCGCAGTGACATGTTCTGTGACGGCATCATCACCAGTCGTGGCTTCATCGATGCACGGCTCGACTTCTCGGACCAGATGGTCGGGGAAGTGCGGATGGAGAACATTAACCCCAAGAACGTGATCATCGACCCGGACGCTGAGGACTACGACCCGGATAGCTGGAACGACGTTATGGTCACGAAGTGGCTGACGTGGCAGGACATTGCCGTCCTCTACAACGAGGACGACGCAGAGCTGCTGAAAGGCAGGAATGGCTCTTTCTTTCAGTACGGCTTCGACAGCATTGAAAGAGTCAGGGATCGCTTCGGACCTGACTCGACCAAGGGGTACTTCCAAGACAGCCAGCAGCAGTCGGACGTGCTCAGGAATATCCGGGTCATTGAGCGGCAGCACAAAGTCATAGATAAACAGAAGCACTTCGTGGACCCCACCACCGGGGACATGCGTCCCATCCCGGACAACTGGCCCAAGGACAAGATCGCCAGCGTAGCTGGCCAGTTCGGGCTACAGGTCGTGCCCAAGCTCGTGAAGCGCGTCCGGTGGACGATTATTGCAGATAACATCCTGTTACATGACGCGTGGAGCCCTTACCAGTACTTCACGGTTATACCGTATTTCCCCTACTTTCGCCGTGGTAAGACGGTCGGTCTGGTCGAGAACCTCCTAGGACCTCAGGAACTTCTGAACAAAGTTTCCAGCCAAGAGCTCCATGTCATAAACACGACGGCTAACTCTGGGTGGCTGGTCAAGACCGGCGCACTGAAGAATCTGACCATCGAAGAGTTGGAGCAGCGCGGAGCTGAGACGGGGCTGGTGCTGGTCTTGGACGACATCGCCAACGTGGGGAAGATTGCCCCGAACCAGATCCCGAGTGGTTTGGACCGAGTAAGTTACAAGGCTGAGGAGCACATCAAGACTATCTCAGGTGTTTCTGACTACCAGACGGGCAGCGCGAGAGAGGACGTCAGTGCCAAAGCTGTGCAGGAGAACCTGAAGCGTGGCAGTATGAACCAAGCTAAGCCGATGGACTCGCTGAACCGCACTGACTGGCTCTTGGCGCGACACGTGCTTAGCATGGTCCAAGCGTATTACACCGAGCCGAGGATCATAAACATCACGCACAACAGGGCCACGGGTGAACAGTCGCAGGTGGAGGTGAACCAGCCCACCCCAGAGGGCTCGATCAGCAACGACCTCACGATTGGTGAGTACGACATAGTCATAACCAGCACCCCACATAAGGCTACACTGGAGCAGGGCCAGTTCGAACAGGCAGCGGCTCTACGAGAACTCGGGGTGCCGATTCCGAACGAGGTACTGATTGAACACAGTTCCCTCTACCGTAAGAACGACATCCTCAAGAAGATGCAGGAAGAGGCTTCCTCGGAGGAAGCTCAGCACGCCATGGAGGTTAAGAAGTTGGGAGCAGAACTTGAGCTGGCGAATCTTAAAGCAGAGACAGAGAGAGTCTCGGCCGACGCGGTGCTCAAGCAGGCTAAGGCACGAAAAGAGAGTGGTGCTACGGCTATTGCACTAAAGGAAGCTGGGCAGGGTAACGGCGAAGCAGAGAAGATGCAGATGGAGATGCAGCAGATGGAGCAGGAGAATTCTCTGACTTTGCAGCAGATGCAGGCAGAACTCGAAATGAAGAGGGCCGAGCTTGAGTTCAAGAGGGAAGAGTTAGATCTTAAGAGACAGGAAGCGCAGATGAAGCTCAGGATTTCCCAAGAATCTGCGCAGATAAAGAGCCAAGAAGCGCGCACTATGTCTGGTTTGAAGCTCGGAGTGGCAGCACAGACGTCGAAAATGAAGGTAGACCACACTAAAGAGCTTCATAAAGTGAAACAACAACAGGAGAAACGCAATGCCGCCAGTAGATGAAGTCGTAGATCGTGGTGATACATTCACTCCGGAGCCTGAAAATGTAGTCGTGGAGCCAGAGAAGGCTGTTGATGAGGCGCTCAAGGCTGAGCCCACCCCACCTAAGGCCGACGAGACGCCAGAAGTTGCTCCGGTGGAGAGGAAAGGGGACGAGAATCTTATCCCTCGTGACCGCTTTAATGAGGCTGTGCTCAAGGAACGCACGAAAACTGAGGCTGCGGCTAACAGAGTCAAGGAATTAGAGGGTCAGCTCGTCGTTCAGAATGTCAGTCAGGACGTCGTTGAAGCCCAGAAGCAGATAAAAGAGCTGATCAAGACTCGTAACCAGCTCTTGGCTGATGGAAAACTTGATGAAGCAGGGGTAACTGACGAGAAAATCTTTGATTTGCAGGACGCAGTCGCTGATCGGAAAGCTGAATACAAGGTTGGTCAAGCGAAAGAGGCGGCGAAAGAGGAGATGCGCTACGACAACGCCGTGGCTAAGATCGAAGTCGACCATCCGGAGCTAGATCCTGAGTCAGAGTCTTACAATCAAGACGATGTGGACGAAGTTCGGGCTCTTATGCGGGGGTATCAGGTCGAACTAGGGCTTTCTCCATCTGCTGCGATCACTAGAGCGGCTAAAAGGGTATTCAGGGCACCTGCTAAGACCGAAGATGTTGCTAAAAATGATGAAACTGCTAAAAAAGCAGGTGAAAGTCGTAAAACTGAAGCAGTTGAGCGTAATATTGCCGCTACGAAGAAGCAGCCAGCGTCAACGAAGGAGGTTGGACTGGATCACGACAAGCGTGGAGGTGGTCTGGACGCAAAAACCGTGATGAAGATGAACTACAAGGAGTTTTCTGAGCTGGACGAGGCGCAGTTGTCGAAAATGAGAGGAGATTTGCTATGAAAGGCCAAGCCAAGCCGATGAAACCCCCGAAAACCCCCAAAAAGGGCAAAAAAGGGTGTTGAGTTTGCGTGAAGAAGCATCCCGAGCCCTCGGAGAGTGGCTCGGGGACACGATTGACAGGATATGGTACGAAGAACTTCTTCCAAAGGTGGTGCGCTTTGAAGTCGTCTACGAAACCCCTGATGGTTTACTCAAGACGAATTGGTACGAGGATGGTAAAGACTGTCTTAGTACCTCTACCCGACGGGTATTACAAAGAAGTTGACATCATAGAATTTGACGCGCATATTGAAGCCTCGTCGACGCATGAAGACGTAAAACTTATGCCACACGCCGTGCAGGTGGGTAGCCCCCGCAAGATAGCCGCGTAATGGCTATACGACTTAAAGAGTTCGTCCTATCAACTTTTTAGGGAGTTAGCCAAATGGCTCTCACCAATTTTGGGCTGCTCACCTCTGAGCAGAAGACGATTTGGTCCATGGACCTGTGGAAACAGGCCCGTAACTATTCGTTCATCAACAAGTTCCTCGGTAATGGCCCGAATTCGATGGTTCAGCACATCACTGAGCTGAAGAAGTCGGAGAAGGGTGCACGCGCAGTAATTACGCTGCTTGCTGACCTTGAAGGCGACGGTATCGCAGGTGACCGCACGCTGGAAGGTAACGAAGAAGCGATGAAGACGTACGACCAAGTGATTCGCATCGACCAGCTGCGTCACGCGAATCGGATTGAAGGTCGTATGGCTGACCAGAAGTCCATCGTTGAATTCCGCAACAACTCCAAGAACGTTCTGGCGTACTGGCTGGCTGATCGTATTGATCAGATGGCGTTCCTTACGCTGGCCGGTGTTGACTACAAGTTTACGAACAACGCTGTTGGCACACTCAGGACTGGCTCAGATTTGCAGTATCTTGAGTTTAACGCTGACGTTACTGCACCTTCGGCAAAACGGTTCGCATGGTGGAACACAACTCCCACGAACGATGTTCTTACTTGGGGTACGGGGTCGGGCTCTGTAGCCGCCGTCGATCTTCCAACGTGGGAACTGTTTGTACAAGCTAAAGCCTACGCGAAGGAGCACTATATTCGCGGTGTGACGGAGTCTGGTGGCGAGGAAACATATCACGCCTTCCTGACACCGACTTCGATGTCGAAGCTGAAGCTTGACCCGATTTACAGGGATAACCTTCGGTACGCGCAACCTCGTGGTGACGGCAATGCTCTGTTTACTGGCTCCTCAGTCAAGATTGACGGGATCTACCTGCATGAATTCCGACATGTGCCAAACACTCGTAATTCGCTTGCGGGTTCGAAGTACGGTGCTGGTAGCAACATCGATGGCAGTGTTATTCTGTTTTGTGGAGCGCAAGCTCTGGGGATGGCCGATCTGGGTAATCCGGAGTGGGTGGAAGAAGAGTTCGACTACGGTAACCAGTCAGGCGTCAGTTGCGGTAAGATCATCGGTTTCAAGAAGCCTGTGTTCTTCAGTCAGTATGAGAGAACGACTGAAGACTTCGGCTCGCTTGTGATCTATGTTGGAGGAGCCTAATCATGGCACTGTTCAAAATTGCAACGCGCGGTGCGCAGTATGTTATGTGCTCCGAAGCTGGCACCTTTAACTTCAACGACACCATTGTTGACATTAATGGTGTCACGAAGGACTTGGGTAGTGCGACCATTGCTTCGGCTCCTGTAGCGGATATCATCAACCTGCCAGTTAGTACAGAAGTTGTTGGTGGCCATGTCGCGATTCTCATCGCTGGCGTTGGTCCTACCGCTTACACCATCGACCTTGGCGTAGCGGGTGCGACCACGGCGTATGTCGCGGCGGCGTCACTGCTTGGTGCGGCGGCTACGAAGGTAGCTCTTACCTTCGTTAATCCAAGAGCTTCGTCAACCGGACTGAACGTTCGTATGACCATGGTTGATTCGGTCGCTCTCGCCACAGCTGGTGCGTGGCGGATCGTTATTCTATGGAAGAGCGACGGCAAGATGGACAACGCAACTCCCTCGTAAAATAGAGGGACTGCGGTAGACTAGAGGGGCTGGGGCTAACACCTTAGCCCCTCTTTTCTTGGGAGAAACTGTGCCTAACGATCCGCCGATTCTCATAGCTAAACTGGTCATTTCGGTCCAAGCTGACGGAACTCTCCACGTTACTGGAAATGTGGAGGATTATGAGTACGCTGTTGCAATGCTGGATGGGGCGAAAGACGCAATAAAGCAGCACTGTACTACTACCCCTAAAGCGAAAGTCATAGTGCCTGCTCCTTACACCCAATTTCAGCGTCTTACATAACAGGAGAAATAAATGCCTTGGTTTACGCTGCATCGTAATTATTCGATGTCTACGACTACTGGTCACATAATTAGTTTTAAGAAAGACGAAGCGGTTTGGGTTCCTCCTGCGTGTGTTCCTAATGCGATAAGCATTGGTGCGCAGCCTGTAAATTCGACGCTTGTGGAACTTGATGTTCAACCTGCAGAGGCGGTTCCAAAAGCGCTTACTTCAGAAGAAAAGCAAAAAGCTTTTTTTGTTGTCTTTGAAAAGCTCTTGCTACGCAGTAATCGTGGCGACTTTACGGCCAGCGGTCTGCCCCACCTTAAGCAGATGGAAAATCTTCTCGGATTCCCAGTCGCCTCTCAAGAACGGGATGATTACTGGACCAAGTACAACGAATCTAAGCTGGAAGCGGCGTAAATGAACTCGACTGAGCTTTTGGATTATTCTCGCTTGCAGCTCGTGGATGCGGTTCGCCCGTATCTCTGGTCTGATTCGGAGATCTTCATTTTCATGAACGAAGCTCAGTCGATGTTCTGCCGACTAACAGACGGCATTGCTGATGCGAATACGCCGGAGGTCACAGTCGTCCCAGTGGTGACTGGGGAAGTTTTTGCTGTGACACACTCAGCAATTTTGACTTTTCGCAATGCGTACCTTACTTCGTCCGGATCTGATCTGGATATCAAGAATCACACGGACATTCATAAGTGGACGAACCAGACGGGGCGAGTAACGCAGATGATCATCGGGCTGCAGGATAACCTCGTTCGGTGGAACTACACGCCTGCGGTGGACGACGAGGTCAATTTGCTCGTCTATCGGCGTCCGTTGGAAGATGTTACCGATGCTGATCAGGAATTGGAAGTCGATGCGCGGCACCATGTTAACCTAGTGCACTGGATAAAGCACTTGGCATTCGGGAAACCAGATACTGAGACATACGATGCTAATGCTTCGGAGGGTGCTGGTACGGCCTTTCATGCTTATTGCGCGCAAGTTAAGGTTGAACAGGAACGGTATAAACATAAAGCTCGGTCCGTATTCTACGGCGGAATTTAAATTCTTATATGGACGACATCGCCAAATTGCTGGAGCAGGCTGAGCGCCCATTGGAGCGGGCGCTGATCCTGATGCAGCTGGAACAAGGTCGCACGACAGCGGCGCTCGCAGTCGTCATCGAGCGACTGACGGACAACTTCGAGCGACACGCCGAAGATTTCATCAAGCATCGTGACCAGACACGCGAAGAAGCAGCCGCTGCCAACATCGCAGCCGCTTTGCTGGATACCCGGCTGCGCGCACACATTACCGAAGAGGGGGCGATGTTGACGTGGGGCTTGCGCGCATTCTCCGCAACCTGCGCCGCGCTTATGCTCATCATCGGCCTCGGCGGCGCGTTCATTGCGCGCTACGTTCTCGACGTGAACGAACGCCAGCAAACCACGATTGACACCAATTCAAACCGGCTCACTTCGATTGAGGCATTTCTACGCGCGCAGGACCGAGCCAAGACGGACAAATGAGTACTCACGACTTCGGCATTTGTATGAAATTAAAATCTATCAGCACCGTATTCGATGCTGGTAAGTTTGTCGAACTGGCGTTTGTAATCCCTGCGTGTGGTGAGATCGAGGGCGGCGGGGAACTGTTACTGCGGATCAACCCACGGGAGGCACCGACATATATGTTGGGAGACACTTATTACTTTCATCTACGAAGTGTGTGAGTAACATGCCGTTGCTGAAACGCAAGCCGAAGCTGCCGCACGTCAAAGTCGGGTGGAGCGACCGTGCGCGTGATGCTGTCTCGCGCTATCCGAAGATATCGTGGGGCACACTTGCTGCCGTCGTCGGCATCCTCGGCGTGATAGTGCCGTGGGGGCTGGCGTTTGAGTCGCGATACCAGCGGGTCGAGGCCGCCGCCGCTGCCGAGGCCAAAATCCGCGAGGACATGAAAACGCA